GCATTCGGCGCCGCTCTTACCGTAGATACACCGGATGACCGTGCAGACAGACCAAGAACCGCCTGGGCTCCGGCCCGTGTTGCGGTTGCGCTGGTTACTCGCGCATCGAGCGCTATTGATGCGCCGCCGCCCGCCGTGACCGGAATAAACAAGCGACTGGGCCCTTGTCGCCAAGCTATGGGCGGCCCGTCGGCTGTCGCGCTGCCCGCGCCCCCGCTCAGATTGCGGCCATTGCCGCTGAAATCCTGCTGAGCCGCGGCGACGTTTCCGCCGCTTAGGAACGGATAAAAGCTGTTCAGGTTTGCCGTGCGGTGTGGCAAATACTGCCAGCGTTCGTTTTCGAGTTCGGCCTGCGTGAGCGCCACGCCATCCCAAATCTTTACCGCCGCCACTCTGCCGTTCCACCATTCCCCGCCCCATGGACTTTCGCCTACTCGGATAGTTGTCGGCGTGAAAGACTGACTTAGCGTGCGCTGGCCGACCAGTGACAGAGCCGCCGCGTTGGCCGCCGCCGAATAGAGCGTGCCCGAGTTTGTTCCTGTTCCGTTCCTTGTCCATGCCAAGAACTGCCAGACGCCTACCGTAAGATCGACGAACGGCCCGGTCGCCATCGCGTCGTCGCCTTCAAAAAGGTACATCCGCAAGCCGTCTATCTCTGTTTCGAGATAAACGAAGTTTCCCGTTCCGGCGTCAATCGAGATCGGGCAACTGTAGGTATTGCGGTCAACGTCTGGGACCAGCCATAAACAAACCGTGTGCGTGACGCCGGACGGCAAGCCGGTTGTCCGTGTATAGTCCTCGCCGTCTGCGTCGAATCTGACCGCCATGCCTATGTGTCGCTATAGCTCAATTCCGCCTCGATCAAGTCGGCAAATCCCGTCATCGTATCGCCGCCAGCCGCCGCGTCACGGTAGATCGCTATCCATACCTCGTCATTTGCCGCAATAGAATCAAGGTTGGTGATCGTGATCGAGCACGTCATCACTCTTTTAGCCGTCGTCCCCAGATGCGTATCCGTCACGGTTTGCGCGGTCGCGAGCGATTTAGTGGTGACGTCCTGACTATCCGTGTCCGGCGTAATGCAGGCGATTTGCGCGCCCCAGATCACGTCGCCGCTCGTTGCCGTATCACCCGCCCATCGAATTACAAGCGTCAGGTTGCCGGAGCCGTAATTGATCGCTTTGACTTTGAAGAAGGCGGTTTGCTTGGTCGCGGGGTCGAAGCGCAGTCGCGTGACCGGAAAGTTCGTGCCGTCGCGCAGATATTGCGGGAAGTTCGTCGTCAAAAAGACGGCTTCCTCCGGCATTAGCATTTGCTTGACTGTCGGCATAGCTTATAAACCCAGTATCCAGCGTCGCGTGACCACGTAGACGAGTATCAACGCTTTTTGCCCCGCGGTTAGGACAGTTCTCGCGGGCAGCGGCAGAGCTGTGTTGTAAGACGCCGCGTTGCTATCGACCCAGGCGTCTGCGGCGTCAATTGCCGCACGGAGTTGCGCCTTCGTCAGCGCCCCCGAGATCACGACGGTATTTTCACGCTGGAATTGATCAGTCACGGCCTGACGATCAGTAGTGCCCATTACCGCCATGATTGCCTCCGATCAAAATTCAGTTGCAGTTAAAGGGTTGCGCGACAACCCCGGAGCAATGGCAAGAGCCCCAGCCGCACACCGGGCAGCAGTTAATCGCACGCTGGCCGACGGCGTAAGCGCCCGTTGCAGCGTCCTCGTCGCTCGTGTAAAGCGCCGCGAGAGCTTCCTTGACCAGTTCCTCGCGGTCACGCGTCTGCGAGTAATCCGTGCCGTCGCGCCCGCCCTTAATTCCGACCGTCCCGTCGCCTATCCGGTCAAGCGCTTCGACGATCGCCGACAGATGCTGAGAAACAAGGTCAATCGCCTCGCCGCCCGACGTGTAAACGCCGTTGCCCGCCGAACCAAATAACTCGAACGTGTCGGCGGCAGGATTCGCGACAATCCAGACGCCGTTCGCCGCCGTGTTGCCGAGTACGCCCTGGACCGTGACAAGATCCTCAGCCGTATAGCCGTGGGCCACCGACGTGATGACGATCGGCGAGGCGTTGCTCGCGGCATTGACGAACTTCCGCCGGCCGACGCGCGAAAACACCTTCCCCTCGACGGCAGGCCAGCGCGCCTTGTCCTCGTTGTAGACCTCCGAGGCCCTGACGGCGCGGATCAGCCGCGTCGCCTGCGAGGCGTTCAGGACTTCGGCGTTTTCGATTTGGGCGACGGTCGGCATTGATTACTTCTCGGGCGGTTTCTCTTCTTTTGGTGGCTCCGCAGGCGCAGCGGTGACGACCTCAGAGATCGCGCCGATCTTCAATTGAAAATCAGGGTCGGGCAGTTCGTCCGCAATGACAGTTTCGCCTTTCAGGCGCAGTTTGCCCTCTTTGTCGCTGATACCGCTGAAAGCTACGACGTAGGACTTAGCGGGGGCCGCCGACGGCGCTGGCGTCGTTTCAGGCGTTGACGGTGACGCTGGCGTCGTTCCTTTGTCTGGTTCCGAAGTCTTTTCTTTCGCCATAAAACCTTTGAAGAAACCCGGCCCCGTTGCTCACGGAGCCGGCAGTTCTGGAAGGAAGGCCCGCAATGGGCCCCGATTACGAAACAGTCAGGATTACGAGCGCCGACGGGAAATAAATCACCGGGCCGCCGTTGTGGCCGTCGTGGACTTCAATCGTGCGCGGAACCTGGCGACCGCTGCCCTGGGCGCCGCGATCGATCACATCGGTGTAAGCGCCCGGCCCGAGATCTGGATTCTGCGCGTTGCGCGTCATACGGTATTCCGCGACGCGCCCGCCGTCCGTGCGCGCGCCGACAACGACTACCTTCGCGTTGGCAATGAACGGCTGGAAGGCTCCGGCATCATCGAGATAGCCGCCGTCGTAGATAACCATCTGTGGTAAGTCTTCACCGGCCAGCACGGAGTTGATCTCGGAGAGATTGAGCACGCTCTGCAGTCCGCTGGTGCGACGCCCAGCCAGGTCGTTCGTATTCGTGTTCGAGACCATGTTGTTGAACGTCACGCGGTTCATGTAGGCCTTTGCGGCGGCCCCGAAATTAACCGAATGGCCGCGGCTCAGGAGCTGCACTGCCCGAAAATCTTTCAGCGGAGTTGCAGTTGCAAAGGTCGCCCAGGGTACCGCGGCTGACGCGGTTTGGAGAGCAAAGGTATCTGTCTGGTACGTCAGACCATCAGGACCGGCTACCGAGAACGTTCCAGTGGTCACCAGGTCCCAGCCAATTTTTTCTTTGCGATCCAGCCGGCGGCCGAGCAGCCGGTCCTGCTCGCGCATCACAAGGTCGTCAATCGATATAGGCTGCCCGAACGTGCCCCACTGCCGACGCTCGGTCAGTTCCAGTTCGTCAATCGTCGAATATTCGCCGTAGACGCCGGGCTGCATGATGAACCGCTTGGCGCCGGTCTTCTTGACTCGTCCCGGCGCGCCGTTCAGGCCGCGAATCTGCTGCAGGCCGACGTAGTTGTCTTCCTGCTCCCACATCAGGATATGCGAATCGACGCTCTCGATCGGCATAATCGAGAATATCGCCCGCTGCGCGACCAGGTTCGGCAGCTTATCTTGCTCGATCCTGCGTAACTCGGCGGCGGTTGGAAAACTGAAGGTTGCCATTTGATTCTCCTCTTCAAATCCTCTTCAAAGGGTTAATTGGCTCGCGGCCGCGTTTAGCTTCGCTAAGCCTTAGTCCGAGTTATGGAATATGGACAACGGCGCCGGCGTCGTTCAGGTCGTCGCCGAAGATCAGCCGGCCGCCCAGGTTGGTCAGGCCCGCGGCGTCGAGGCCGACCAAGTCAGCGTCATTGAAGTCGCCGTTGATGTAAGCCGGCACGCTGGGCTCGCCCTGCCCCTGCTCGCTCGACGCCTGCGCGCCGTAGTAGTGCAGGCCGTTCGAGTCCGTCACGACGTCGTAGGCGAGGATCGCGCGCGCCGGATCTGTCGTGGTCGTGTCGACGTAGGCGTCCCAGAGGTTCGAGGCCGCGACGCGCCCGATGACGGTTCCCTTGGCCAGCGTCTTCGACGCCACGATCTTGACGGCGATCGTTCGCGCCAGGTCCGGATTCATCGCCGGCTGCAGTTTATCGACTGTAAAAGTGTGAACTTGTGGCATTGGTGATCACGCTCCTTTTCTTGCGTTTCAGATATGGCCGCGAAGCGCGACCGGATTACTTGACTACCTGCAGAGCGGCCTTACCGGCGGGCGTCGCGCTGAGAAGTTGCTGACGGCGCTCCTCGCTCATTTCGGTCTGATTGTTTTCGTCGGCCTTCAGAACCTTGTCTGTTTTGCCGACGGTCAACTCTTCGGTGAGCCTGTGAGAGGGACGCGATTCGATTCGCGCGCACAGGCGAGAGACGCGGCTGCCATCTCCAAGCGGGCGCGCGGCGTCGTCCTCGACGGCCTGCAGATAATCGGCCTTTGTCGCGTCGGCCTCGGCCGGCATTAGTTTGCCCGTCCTGAGCTGCTGCATGACAAACGCGTCGGCCTCGGCCTTCGCTTTCTCCTGGCGCTCGGCTGCGAATTGTTTCTGCAGGCGCTCGTTTTCTTCCTTGATTCGCGCATTTTCGGCTTCGACGGCGGCAATCTTCGCGTCGTCTTCCGGCTTGCTTATTCCCATCACCGGCTGCAGCACCGTTAGAGAACCCGCTATCGCTTCAACTTTGCCGACCAGTTCCTCGGGAGGGTTTTCGTCGGCATTGATGGCGGCCACCATGCGCGCCTTGAGGTTCTTGAGTCTCTCTGAAAGAGTCATATCTTCTTCCTCCGCGGCTTCCGCCGCCATTTTGGGTTTATAGCGGCGCGGCTTTTTGCCTGCCGCCAGGTCCGCGACCACTTCCTCGAAGCTGCCAAGCCTGTCGGCGAGGCCCGCCTCGACTGACTTCTGTCCGACCAGCATGGCCCCCTGGCCGAACTCGCCGAGGACGGTCTTAACGCTCACGCCCCGGTTCCGCGCGACGGTCGAGACGAAGACGTCCGCCAGGTCGTCCACGAGCGCCTGGATCTGGTCCTTGCCCGACTCCGTGTTCGGGTTCGGCCGCTTCTTCGGCGACTGGCTCGAGACGAACTCGACTTCTCGCGCCGACTTCTTGTCGGGGTTCGGGATCGCGGCGACGACGCCGATCGATCCGATCATTGATGTGGCGTCCGCGACGATCTCGTGCGCCGCGCTCGCGATCCAGTACGCGGCCGACGCGCCGAGGCCGTCCACGTAGGCCACGATCGGCTTGCGGCCGCGGGCGTCGAAGACCATTTGCGCGAATTCATTCACGCCGGCGACTTCCCCGCCGGGTGAGTCAATGTTGAGCACAATCGAAGAGACGCTCGGATCGTTCAGCGCGGCGTTGAAGTCCTTCGAGAGGCTGGAAATCGTGGCGCCGCCGCTGAAGTCGGTGAAGAAGTCGGCGTAGCGGAAGATCGGCCCGGTGACCGGGATGACCGCGACGCCGCCCTCGCGGATTCTCGCGCCTTCCGTGGCGTCGAGCCTGCGCGCGCGTTTCGCTTCGACGGCTTCGAAGTCGGGGATGTGCTCGCGGGTCGAGATTTCGAGGATTTGCTGCAGAGCCTCGGGAGTGATCGCCCATGGGATCGAGCAGGCCAGGCTAAACGCTCTTAACGCCATTACGACCTCCTTTGACAGTTACGAATGCGCCAGATCTCGACTTGAAACCTTTCCGCCCCTGCGGTGCAGGCGTCTGCACCCGCTGCTCTGCGATCTGCTGCTGCCTGACCATTCCGCGAGGCTGTTCGCCGGGTTGCGCCGGCGGGAGGCCGAGTTGGTCGGTTACCGCGTTCCACTGCGAGTCGGTGATCTCGGGCGAGAGGGCGACGGCCGCAGTCGCGTCGGTCGCCCAGTCCCGGCGCTCCGTATCCCCGAGGCTGATCATCGGGCAGAAGCGCAGCGCCTCGTCGCCGAAGTTGTATCGGATCGCCTTTTCGATCAGGTCGCATTTGACGGCCTTCGCGATTTTTCCCTTCAGCCACCAGATGACCATGTCGAGTACGTTCAGATGGGTCTGCGACTGCGCGCGCGTGCCGAATTGGGCTTCGGACGTGGCGAGCGTCTGAAACAGGATGCCCTTCGTGATCTGCTCGTCGGCGACGTTTATCGCGCGCTCGAAGCCCGCGCCCTCTCCCTCGACGTCGAGCTGTTCAACCGCTGCGCCGTTCGGCAGGACTGCCACCGACGCATTCTTGAGCCCTAGCAGCGCCTGCAGCATGGCGTCTGCCGCCGAGAGGGGCTTAGCGCCGGCCTTCGGTTCGCCGTCCTTGTTCCGCTCTACGCCGCCGGGCTGTTTCGGCGCGGTTATCCCGACGATTGAAGGCAGCGCGCAGTTGTCGAGCCAGCGCTTGTACTCCGGCCAGGTCATGCACTTGAACATCCAGGCCGTATAGACGGGCCTGATCGAGCTTCGCCCGCGCGGGTCTTCGTCCTCTTCGTGTAGCGCCAGGTGGAAAAACTTCTCGCGCGGAATGACGGCGCGCGCCGGCAGGTTCTGGGCCGGCGTCCGAGGCGTGAAGCCGAGGTGATTCCAGAAACGATCGACGACGAAATCGAGCGTTCGGTAATCCTTCTGGGCGATCCTGTCGAAGACGAGCTTCCCTCGATCCGGGCCGCTCTCGGCGAGCTTCCAGGTGATCTCCGCCGTCTTGTGGCCGTAGGTGAGCGCGCCCTCGACGACGCCTTCCAGGGTTTCTTCGAGCGGCTTCCGGAGGTACGACATAGACCGCTCGCAGAACTGGGCGATCTCGAGAGCGCGAGAGTATTCGGGCGCGTCTTCGTCAACGGGTTTGTATTCGACGGCCGGCTGAAACTGCATCCCGTCGGCGAGCGCCATTTGCACGAGCGTCCGCACGTCTGAGCAGACCTCCGGGTCGTTGAGCATCTGCCGGTAGGTTTCGAAGGTAACTTCTGGCGCCTTCGGGTCGTGGGCCTGAGACGGAATCTGGCGCTCGAGCGCGCTATACGCCTGGCCGTAGCCGGCGACGTATTCGAGTTCCGGGTTGAAATCGGCTGCGGCGCCAGCCGAGCCCCTATCGGAGGGGGAATTGGTCAACGCGGCGGTCTGAATGGGCGCGTCCTTCAGCGCGTTCGCGCCGTCAGTTCGAAATCTGTTTTTATTTCGCTTTCTGCCCATAAAACGCAAAAGGCCAACCGCCCATTTTCTGGACGATTGGCCTACTAGAAGCACTGCCCGCTTCGGCGCACGATGGCGCGCGGAGATTTTCGGATCGAAATCTGAGTCTACAAACTAAGTCTTTTGAATTGCAAGCAAATTAGCGCACAACCAGGTGATTTCTCGCCCCGCCGATCGCCGGCGCTTCCTCCGGATCGATCAGTCGGGCCATCAATCCATACCTGGCCGAGTCTCCCGGGTCGTCGCCGCCCATCCCTTCGTCGTCAATATCCCACTTCAACACGTCCTCGGGTTTATTCGGGTTGTGCTGCAGCGCAGGAATGCATTCGATCAGTTTGACGCAGTCTTGCGTGATCTTCAGCCGCGCAGGGATCGGGTTTTCCTCGCGCCCCGGATCCCCGAGCAGGTCGAGCATCTCGCCCCAGCCTGAAATCCGGTCCATCGGGGCCGGAACCATATAGACGCCGTGCGCCTCGTACTGCTGGGCGATCGTCTTCGCGTTCTCGTCCCCCTTGTTGGCGAAAACATCCGCGCCGGCGAAGACCGGAATCTCGGAGATGTCCCGCCCGTGCTTGGCGGCGATCCGCTTCATCTCGCCGGCGTGATCTCGCGGCAGCTTCTTCGCCTCGACGTGCTCGCCGGTGATCGTGATCTCGCCGTCGAACTCAGTCAGCAGATAGAACGCCGACGGGTGAGTGAAGCCGTAATCGAAGCAGCTCCACACGGGCCAGTGGCTGGGAATGATGAACGGCTCGCAAGTGTGATGATCGTAATTCCAGGTCGAAAAATACTGGCCCGCCGCAATGTCCCAGTCGCCGAAGCGGTAGGCGCGGAGCTTCCAGCCCGTGTTATCTTCGAGCTTTTTCTTGTAGCCGGGATCGACCAGGCGGTTGTCGTCCACCGTGGCGAAGATGAAGCGCGTTTCGGTCTCCTGCAGCTTACGCGCCGGCGTGATGAACCGCTCCTTGAACCAGACGTGGCCGATGTTGCCCGGGTTGGTGGTCGCGTAAATGCGAGGCCGCCAACCCGGCTTGCTGGTCCGGTTCGAGTCGCGCAGGGTCTTGTACTTGGCTAGCGTGAGGGTCGTCGCCTCTTCGATCGCGATTACGTCGTATTCGAGGCCGAGGTACTGGTCGACATCCCCCTCGGTTCGGAAGTGGCCGATCACGATGCGGGAATCATTGCTGAACGTGATGACGCCGCTGCGGTTGTACTCATGCGGAACGTAACGGAGCACATTCCGCCGTAGATCCTCGAACTGCTCGCGAGCGTTCTTTGCGACTTTGCGAATGTAGAGAGTCTTGAGACCGGGGCATCGCTGCGAGTCGTCGAGCGCGACCTGGGCGAAGGCTGCGTGGGATTTGCCCGGGCCGCGAGCGCCGCCGAACCCGATCTGGTCAGGCCCGTCGGGTTTATCGGCCTCGCGACAGGCCGCATGAAAAAACAACTGCCTGGGCTGCGGACGATAATTAGCGCAGAAGAAGTTCTGAAGCTGATCCCGAGGGACGCGAGAGCGATCAATGTCTCGCTGATATCTGGTCTCGTTTTTACTCAGAGCCGTCGCCATAAATCTTATCGAGAAACTCAGTGATCGAGACCGGGATCGCGCCGCCGCCTGGACCGCTCAGTTCTCTCTTCTCCGTTGGCTTGCCGAAGGCGTAGGCCATTAACAGTTTTATCGCATCCATATCACCCTCGCGGGCAAGGGTCGCCAGTTTGCGAATACACTTCTTGCGCTGCGCGAGCGTCCAGCATTCATTCAAAAGGGCGACAAGGCCCATCTCTTCAGCCTTCGATTTACGCCCAGAGCCTTGTCGCCTTCCCCCATGATTCTTCTTATCGTCAACCACAACTTGAAAAAGCTTGATTATTCAAGATTCAATTTCGGGCGGGCGTTCGCAGTGTGCCCCAGTCCTCACGTTCGCCCGCCCTTCCCAACGTCAACGCTGGCCACTCACTAGAACCGCGCCGGCCGTCAGAACCTCGTCACTTTGCGACTGCGATCAGAATACCCACCGCAGCCGCGACGCCGGCGGCGAGCGCCAGTTTTCGCGCACGCTTTGCCTGGCCTTCGAGTTTCGCGATTCGCTTCTCCTGAAGCGCCTTCAACTCGATCAGCTTGGCTTTCGCCCCCCGCTCGGCGTCGATTACGTTCTGAAGTTCCTTCGCCCGGTCGCGTTCGAGCGCGGATAACTGTTTCAGGCTCTCTATCTCCAGCCGCGCGACATTGATCCGCTCATCGGCCGCCGCAATGTGCTGCTCGTAGCCGGCGATCAGATCGCGAGCGGCCTTCAACTCCTTCGCCGCTGCGGAGCAGGCGCGAGCCAGACCGGCGCATTCACTTGCAGGCGTATCCGACTGAGGCCAGGTCGCGGCAAGCGTCCGCACAGGAAACAGGGCCAGCAGGCATAGGAACATAGCGAATGTTTTCATAGGTCTCCTTTAGCGTGACGACTCTTTGGCGGACGTTCCGCAGCGCGTCATCGGCGGCGTTGGCGCGCGCAGCTAGAAACTGCAGTTCGGCCTGTTTGGCGTCGATCTCTTTTTGTTTGGCATCGGCGCGGGCGTCGGCGGCTTTGGCTTGTTCTTCGGCGTCACGGAATTGTTTTTCGAGCGACTGGACGCGCTTCTCGTAGCGCGCTTTGTGCAACAGCTCGACGCCGTAATAGATCAGCCCGGCCAGGACAAACGCGGCGGCTACGATCGCCAGCAGTTTGATCAGGCGCGCGCGATTCTCTCGAATGGCCTGGCCAACGCGAAATAGAAAATTATTCAGGATCATCTTTACCCTCCGGTTTGTGGTTGCTGACTCCATTGATCCAGCCGAAAAAGAAAAGCGTCGGAAGGCTGATGGCGGCGGCCACCACAACTGCCGCCGCTAAACGCGCAATCGCTGTCCACAGGACGATATGAGACGGGCGCGCGGCAAACGGGGCGGTAATCAGAAAAACCAGCAAATAGAACGCGAAGGCAAGGTACGGCGCTGAGACGTACAGGCCCCAACGCCGGGGTAAATGCGGCAGGCGGTAAATCTTTAGCCCGCAATAGGTGAAACAGCCGAGCATGAACCCGTATAGCAAGATCGTCGCGATAAAAAATAATAGGATCATTTTCCGTTTCCGTTCCGCATATGCTGATCAAGGATATCGAGCTTCTCGGCTATTTTGGTCTGAGCCTTCATCGACTCCTTGTGAGTCTCAGCCATAAGGACAGTTTGACGCCTCATTGACTCCGTAAAAAGTTTCCCCTGCTCATCAAAGCGGCGCTCGTTGGCCTCCCGATCCCGCGCCAGTTCCGCCGCGAACAGCTCGCCTTGTTCCTTCCACAGCCGCTGATGGTCCTTATCCCTGGCATCGGCGTCGGCCAGGCGTTTTTCGATCAATGCCCATCCTCTCTCCCATGTTTTCTCAACGAGTGGCCATATCTTCTTGTAAAAAAGAACTCCAATCCCTATCAAAGCCAATAAGGCCCATCCGTTCTTGCTCGCGAATTCGATCCATTTGTCCGATTGTTCCATTCACCAAACCCCAGGAGCCAACGGCGTCCAAAAACAAAAAGCGCCGAACGATCCTCTCGGACCGACGACGCTCGATGGCGAATAATAAGGCGCAAACTTAGGCGCACGCAGAATTTTCCGATTTCGAGTCTATGACAGGCGTAAGAGGCGATTCAAGAGATATTTGCAGGATTACATAGACCGACGTCCTTCGAAGAGTCGTACAGCGCCAGCATTTTATGCGAATCCTGCAATTCACCGGAGCGTCCTCGATATAGAAAAGCCCTCTGCGACACATGGGGCAGCGCACAAGTTTGAAGTCGAGTTGTTGATCTTGTGAGGTGCTCATTTCGCCTATCGAAGTTTAATGCGGCCGTCACCGCCGTATTGAGCGTTGACGTTCTTTTCGACTCGCTCAAGCTCGCGGTTGAACTCGTCGGTGATCGCCTCGGCGTATTCCTGTTCCGTGAATATCCCTTTAGCCATAAGCAGCCGGACTAAGGCGGCGTGTTCGCACATCGCCGAGTTGACGCCGACGCGCAGGTGTTTCGGCGAAGCGCAGTCCGAGCCACGCTCGATCTCAAGCGCGATTCCGGTCTGGATTCCGTGCAGCGCCTGCTCGTATGAAAGTTTGTCGGGCATATTGAATATCTCCCTTCGGTTTTTTGCGTTTAAATCGTCTCTGTTGAATTTTGCCTGGCTCTGCCCCGCACTCGACCGGAATCGACCAGCCAGCGCAGAGCAAAGAGCAGCGCGCTACACCGTAGCGACGGGTTTGGCTTTCGGTTTAGGCTTCTTCTTAGGCTCTTCCGGTTTGAGAGCGCCGAGAGCCTGTTTCTCGAAGTCGGCGGGTTTGAGGTTCGCGAAGTCGCAGATAGGCGTCCCTCGATCCCCTGTCCAATCACGGACCCACCCATGCAGTTCGGCCCGGGCGCAGATCTCGGCGAGCGTCCCGATGATGTCGGCGGCGTCTGCATTCTCGATAAGCTTGGCCGCGGCCTCATTCTCTGACAGTTCGAATTCGTCGAGCGCCTTAAGGTCCTCGGAGTTGGGATTGCGGCGCTTCAACGTGTCGTAGATACCGGCGGACGAATCGAAGTAATAGAGCATCGCGCCGGCGACGGTCCGCAGCAGGTTGGCCAGCCCGCCAGCGCCTTTTACGCTCCTGACGAGGAATTCCTGGTCGTACCACGCGGCCACCTTTTCGGCGACGCTCTCGACCGCCAGCTCGCGCGCTTGCCTGAGAAGCCGATGCTCTTCGCGCTCTTTCTCGCGATCGGAGGAGCCTGCGGCCGGAGAGTCATCAGCGTCGCCTTCGATCTCGATGCCGTGTCTGCTTCGAAGGATCTCCGCGGCCCGCTCCTTCTTCACCAGGCGATGGAAAACTCCGCCATTGTCGTAGCCGACGACGTCAGGCTTGATTTCGCCGAGCAGTTCGCCGTGCGACGGTCCTGGCTTGTCCTCAAAATCGTCTTCGTTATCAAAGTCGGTCTCCGGCATGGCTTCCTCGCACTCGCCGGCCAGGTCTACAAATTCATTGCGCTTGTCCCATCGCAGCTCTCCGCCCCAGGCGAACCATTGATTTGATTCCTTCTCGCTCAGGACCGTAGCGCCCTCGCCGGCGGCCGCTTTGAGCTGGCGCTCCTGAGACAGTTTGGTTTTGAGCTTGAAGCAACTGACGTCAGTGCAGATGTCTGCACGCCCGTCCGGATACTCTGTGCGGTTGTTGCCGGTCCGCTTCGGGCATTTGGTACATGAGCCGGCCTGCGGATAGAGCTTCGCGTCTTTCTGGTCGAATCCAGCGCCCTTCAGTTCGCGCATGTACTGGGTGTCGATGTAATCCCGGACTTGGCGGAAGCTGGGACAGTTATGCTCGATACGGCCGGCAAAGAGATTGTCCCAGAGCGCCTGGCGCAAATCGGCGGACGGCAGCCGACCGATCAGCTCGCCGATCGTCGCCGGCAGCTCGCCCTTAGCCAGGGCCTCGAGCGCCGCCGGCGGAAGGTTGCAGAGCTTGAGCCGGCCGTAGACGTAGGACTTCGATTTCGCCAGCTTTCCGGCCAGGCTCTCGGCCGTGTAGCCGTGCTCGTCGAGCAGACGCTTGTACCCTTCGGCCTCCTCGATCGCGGAGAGGTCGGAGCGCTGGAGATTTTCGATGAACTGGATTTCGAGGACGGCCTTGTCGTCGAGGTCGCGGACCTTGGACTCAATCTCTTTCAGGCCGGCCAGCTTCGTAGCGCGCCAGCGTCGTTCGCCGGCAATAATCTCGTATTCCGTGTCATCGTTCGACACAACGCGCGGCCTGACCAGGATCGGCTCGATAAGGCCATGCTCGCTGATCGAGTCGGCCAGTTCCTGCAGCTTGGCCTGGTCAAAATGCTTTCGCGGATTCGTGGGCGAGGGCGCGATCTGGTCGACCGGGATCATCTGAAGCATTCGGGATTGGTAGCCGTTGGATGCGCCGTCTGCCGAGGCAGGTCGCTCGCCGCGCCATCGTGCGACCGCCGCTTCGTGCAATCTCTTCTTTTCGGCAGTGAAGTCGTCCGCCTCCTGCGCTTTTAGCGGATGGCCTGAGCTCACCTGATGGCCGCCCTTGAATGTGCCCGTGCAAGCGGCCTTTACTACGTCCATTGCCGAAGGAAGATCAGGCGTCAAATCACCGGGCTGGCCGGGCGCGCCGATCTCCAGGACCTCACGGACCTTCGCGAGAAGGCGCTTGCCTTTCAGGACTTGAGTTTTCCAGCCATTGTCGGCGTCAGGCCATGCGAATTCAGGAGACTTGCCACCTTTGTAGCTATACCCGCCATGCTTGGCCGACCCGCCATTGATCCCAAACTCTTGTCTGATCGCCTCCATCAGTTCGGCGTCCGTCGCGCCCGAGTCCTGGAAGGATATCCATCTAATGCTGGCGCCTTCGACGCTATGAAGCGCAGCAAATAGGGCGTTTTCCATCGTGGGTGGTTCGGCGGCTTTATCTTCCTGCGCCAGTCCTTTCTCAGCCCGCTCCGGATCGAAGCCCGGCGGGAATCCGGGACGGAAGCCGTCTTCTTCGTCTTCGTCGTCTTTAGAACACCTGCAGGCCGCAGGAACACAGCCGCATTCTTTGCAGAATGGGCTGTCGGTATTTGCGATTATCCACTTGTCCAGCACCGGGAGCGCGGCTCTGACATGCTGCTTGGAAGCGGGAGAGAGATCACCGTCCTCAACTTCCTTCAGTAGCCATATGCGCGCTAGCTCTGCCGCGCCTTTGATCGCATCCTCGCGCGATTGGTATGGACAGCTGCGAATGGAAGGCAGTGAAGAAGACGCGCTGGTTCCGGCTTTTAGGCTGTAGGACGAGCGCCACATCCCATCATTGAAGTCCTGGATCAGGTTGATGGTTACTTCGGTTTTTCCGGCCGCCTTCGGAAACGGGACTTTGATCTCTTTCACATTCTTCACGTAGACGCCGTGCTCGTTATGTTGCGATCCGGCTTTGGTTTTCTGCTGAGTTGTGATCATTGCGGTACTCCTTCTGTTTTCTATCGTTTACGGAACTTACTGGAAGTTTGTCGCCTGTGTGGCGACGAATAGGCGACAAGACCGGCGACAGGTTAATTACTCTATTTAAAATAGATAGATATTGTTTTTATGCCTTGTCGCCTGTGTCGCCACTAAAAAAATTGCTCCCATGCGCGAGGATGAAATAAAAAATGCGGTACCTGATTTTTTATCAAATCCCTCATGTAGGGCATTTTTTGGACAGGCGACACAGGCGACAAACGCAAAAACAGAACTTAAATCCAATGCGGTCAATAAAAGTTGTGTCGCCACAAACGTCGCCTTTACGTCGCCACTGTCGCCACTCTTATTAGAACTGCTATGCGGTTTTCGGCGCTTCAAGGCGTAGTTATGCGTCGATCTCATCAATTCCCTTTCTGAGCACTGTCACCAGGTGGGCACGCTTAACCTCACCGCGGAGGCGATGCTCACAGGTGAAGCGCCGTTGACCGTCGTCCTTCACTCGAAGCCAGCCACGTTCGCGCCATTCGCCCATTACCGCGTCGGGATTGAATTTCTGGGCTCTCAACAGGTCCTCAACGTGGTGAGGGTAAAAGCCGATGAATTCGAAATCCTCCTCGCGGTCCCAACGCCCGATCCAGCCTGCCGGCGGCGCGATTGGTACGCCCCGGTTATTCTCAAGCTCACGTCCGATGAAGCGGGCCTCGTTCGCCCAGGCCCAGGAGAGCAAATAGCGGAGCGCACGCCTGGCGCCGACGGCGTCCTCGGCTTCTCCGGAGATCTCCGCCCATAGCTTTCGAATCGGATCCTCGAAGACCCATGGCAGATCGAGAGCCTTATGGGCGAGCGAGGCGGCCTGCGCGATCGTGGCGGCATAGAGCGCCAGTCGGCCGGCTCGTTCGCTCGCCGCCT